TAAGCCAAATTTAACTGGCATCTCTTGAATGAAAGCATCTAACTGCTTCAAGTGTTCTTCGGTAAGGTTCATAATTAGAAAGATAAAATTGTTACACCTATTGCCTTTGCTACGCACTCTGCGACATACTCGTTGTCGAATCCCCACGCTGCAAATTCTTCTTCGGTTAGCGTGTAGTTACCATTTGATAAAACCTTTGAAGGTACCTCCTCAGTAGCCTCAGATTTTAATTCATAGTAAGTAGTGCAAGTGGTTGCAGATGTTTCGAAGTTGAGAATGAGAACACTCATCTCTGTTGCTGTTCCTTGATTTAAAGGAAAGACTATTGGTTGTATTTTAGCCATTGTGTATTATAATAAAGTGAATGTTTTAGTTACTCCGCCTATTCTCATTTTTATATCAGTTCCATCAAACCAAATATCTCCGTTCACAGGTGAGGTAGGTGCTGTTCCGCTCGGTATTCTTAATGATGCTCTTGCAGTTACTGAAGGTGCTAATACAGTTGTTCCTGCCGTTACTTCAATCGCTCTATAATCCGCTGCTGCCGTAAGTGTTGGCTGTATAACTAAACCTCTCGTTATTCCATTTGCACCGCCTGTTTGGTTTATTGTTTGAGTTAGATATATTCCATTGTGTTCACGAGTTCCACTTGTTGGCGCGAAGTTTAATACCATTCTCCACTTTTCATCAGTTCCAGTTGTGGATGTATCAGTTGCACCATTCAATCTAAAGTTACCACTTGCAGTTAAATAGAATCTTTCGACAGCACTTGCATCGTACATTCTGAATAAGTAGTTACCGCCTCCGTTTCCGTTTCCGTAAACAGCCAAAGCAGTATTCGCCACCCCTGCTCCATTGATAGAACTTAATCCATTCAATCGAGCCGTCCCATTCACATCGAGCTTGTACCCTGCGTCTGTTGTTGTGTTTATGAGGAAATTACCATTAGTTGCAGAGAATCTTGCAACAGGAGTAGAGCCTTGATTTAGTGAAAAAATAAGAGGTGAAGTAGCAAGATATGTAGATACTTCAGTTGAATTTGTTAACCCAAAGAAAATACCTCGTGTACCTACTAAAAAGTTAAGACCTGTGACCCCTTGTATATTTGCACTACCTGCTAAAGACAATTGATAAGCAGGCGAAGCCGTACCAATCCCCAACCTATTGTTGGTATTATCCCAAAAGAAAGATGCGCTTTCCTGCAACACATTGCCCGTTCCTTCGAACAACACTCTCCCTACCGTTCCGCTTGTTATTGGTGTAGTGCCAACCGTTAAGCCTGTCGCAATCGTGAATGTTCTATCTGCGCTTAAGTCTTGCGTTGTGCCGTTGATTGTTAGGCTGCGAGTTGAAGGAACTTTAGAATTGAAGGTAGTCCAATCCGCAGCACTCAATGCACCTCTATTTGTCGCTGAAGCCGTTGGAAGATTGAACGTGTGTGTGCTTGTTGCGGACGAAATACCGAAGTCTGTTCCTGTTGTCCCCGTTGCAAAGTTCTGCACCTGTGCCGTTAAGCCATTCAACGCAGTTAATCCCGTTGAGAATGTCGTAATGACTTGACAAAGGTGACTATTCTCAGTATGGAGTTTAATCGTCCTTCCTGAGTTGTTGACGTAGATTCTAACTGCTAACCTATCCGTTAATGCTAACGTCGTTTGTGGTACTGCTAATGCGCTAACGTAAAGGTGTGTTGCCGTTCCATTTGTTATGCCTTCTGGATTAGCAGAACCCGACGCAATCAAAGATAATGTCGCTCCGTCCCACTTGTATAACTCGATGTAATATGAAGGAGAACCTCCGTTACTCGATGCGCTGAAATATGTTTCGAAGTTCCAATTTCCTGCGGGTATTTCTAACTGATTTGGGACGTTAGCATCTGTGATAAAACTTTGAATGTAGCCATTCGTCGCAATGGTGAAATCTGTTCCCGCACCTATAATTGGTGTTCTGTCCATTTCTCTAAAAGCAACACCGCCAAATGTACCTTGCGATACCGAACCATTTAGATAAAATGATAACGAACCACCACCACCCGTTGACGCAGGAAAGTTAGCAAGGCTTCCGTCACCTCTCACATATTGAGAAACCGTTCCTGCTCCTGTTACGTCTAAACTTCCTGAACTTGTAATTGGACTATTCGCCACATTAAACGCAGAAGGCATTGTTAACGCTACACTTGTAACCGTTCCTGTTGGTAACGTCGGAAGGTTGTCAAGGTCGTTGTAGTCATTCGAGAAACCAACCGCGCTTATGCTTGTTATGTCAGCCTTTAAAAGAATTTCTTCTTCGAGTGCGTCAATGGCTGCTTCAATGTTTATGATAGTTTCGCAGTCGCCAATTGTTTCACACGTCAATCCGATGTTGTCCGTCGTTAAGTACCAACCGCGCACACCTTCGTCGTTGGTTCCGTAGTAGTAATTCGGTGCTGGTGTTTCTTCGTCGTTCACAAGACTAACGTTTCCGTTTGCATCTCGATTGATTGAATCAATGAACGTCAAGATTGAACCCGTACCACCGCTTCCGCTTTCAAAGAAGTCGTTCCACTCCGCAGGGATTGAACACGCGTCCCAATAGTAAGGGACAAGAAGGTCAAGACTAACCGTCCAACCCGTCAACGTGTTGTGAAATTCTTCTAAGAATGGTTCAAGGCTTACGTTCTGCACCGTGATTAAGTCACCGAATAAAACGCGGTGGTTCGTTATCTCGGCAACCAAGTCTTCTGCGATTCTTTGAAGGTCGCTTAATACTTCGCGTTGGTATTCGGGTTTATCTTCTTTGTCGCGTGGTAGGTCGGCAAGGACAATCTGAAAACTAAACGTCTTCATTCCTTTCGCGTAAGTAACGTTAGACGGAACTACGTGCATAAATGGATATTCACCAAACTTCTCAAGGTCTGATACCTCAATCTGTCCGTGTGAAAATCTTTTAAGAATAAAGTGTCCCGACGCAAATGCGTGGAATCTATCGATGAGCGCGTTGTAGCTTTGTACGTTCGACATAATTGTAATCTATTAGGTAAGTCATATATGTAAATATCTCCCACGCGCTTTTTTCCGTAATTGCGTCCAACTTTGTTATATCGCGGCCACACGCTTCCATGAAAAGGTGGTACCAACCGTATCGTCCAAGCACTTGGTTTAGGTTGTCTCTGTCTTCAATTGCTCCGTCAACTCCTCCGTCAACTTCTTCACCTCTGTCTCCAAATAGTCGAGCGAAGTGTTGTTTAGTTCGTTGAGCAAAGTCGAAAAAAAAAGCATCGCACCGTTGAATTGTTCGAGCGTCATTTGTTCGACGTAGCCTTCAACGAGTTCTCTATTTTGTTTGCTGTGTGGAACGATTGTGTACTTCGAACCTACGCGCTTGTCGATAGGACGGTAAAGCGTTCCCATTATCTTGACCATATTCGTTGACACGTCAGATGCCCACGTTGAGATATCTGCATACTCACCCATTGAGATAGAATACAAGTCTGGAATGAAACCGAAGTCTTTGTCCTTAATCGTTATCGTCTCGAAGAACTTTGCGCTCTCGTTAGCGAGTGTGTCCTCAAACGCTGCGAGTAATGTCGGCAAGTGTTGGAAGGGAATCTGTTCCGCCTGTTCTTTCAGTAGGTTACTGATTGAAACCAACTTGTCGATGTCGCTCTTTGCGTTGTGGTAGTCAACGTATTGCTTGACGCTTACGCTTGAATAGTCAGCAGGTATTGATACTTTTATACTCATTTATTCGTATTTATTCGTATTTATTCGTTTAAGATCCGCAATACAAACACCCTTCGTCGTCGTCGTCGATAGTGTTTGCTTCGTTGTATATTCTGATTGCTTCCATCTCAACCTGTTCTTTCGTCCACTCTGGATTGAACACGCTAATTTGCGACTTCAAAAAGTTAAGTTTGTTTTCGCTCATAGTTTATCGTTTATTATTATTTGAATTGGAGCGTCGTTCACACCTGCAATTTCACTTCGCTCAACATACCCTCGTTTCTTTCCGCGTGTCTTCAAATAGAAAATTGTTGCACTTGTGTTGGGTGCGTCTTGAATACGGATTACTTCACCGTCTGGTGTTGACACCTCGCGGTGCGCTCCCTTAATCAATTCGAACAACTGACTTTCTGCGAAGTCAACAGCAAGGTCGGTCAACGATTCAACCTGCACACGATACGCTTCGTCCTCATTCATCCAACGGTAGTGTGTGCGTCTATCTATTCCAACAACTTCACACGCTGACGTTACTACACCCAAAGTGCTTTCCAATGCTTTTAGCATAGCGTTCTTTTTTAGTGTAGCACTTTGCGACTTTACTTTGCTTTCTTCCTTGCTCATAATTTATAAATATAAGAACTACCCTAATTTTCCTTTGTAGTGGTTAATAAGTTGTTCCATTTTCGAAT